TCCAAAGAAGTCCATAATCTTTGACCAGTTATTGATGATGAGTCCGTAAGGGCTGTAGTTCCATACAAGCTTGATGTAGTCCCAGACCTTGCCTAGGAAGCCCATGACAGCATTCATACCCGTCTGGAATGCACCCTTGATTGCCTCCCAAGTCTTACCCATGGCATCTGAGAATGCAGCCCATGCAGCCTTACCTACTTCTGTCTGTGTGAAGAAGTACACAAGTCCTGCTACCAGAGCAATGATGGCAATGATGATGAGTCCAATAGGGTTCATAGCTAGAACTACATTGAATGCAGCTTGGATAGCTGTAGCAGCAGTTGTGATTGCTGTCCATGCAGCCATAGCACCTGTCCAGATAGCAAAGCCAGCAGCAATGGTGCCAATGACAATGCCTAGAGGGATGAGCCATGCAGCGTTGTCCTGAATCCACTTACCGAAGCCTGCAAGAGCAGGAACGACTGTGCTTGTGATGTAGCTACCAAAGCCCTGCATTGCTGGAACTAGGTTGGCCTTAATCCAGTCACCAAAACCCTTGATAGCTGGAAGACCTTCCTTCATGAACCAATCACCAAGGCTTAGCAGTGCTGGGAGAACGAATGAAAGTACATCTTCTGAGACGTTACCGATAGCGTTCTGAATCTTTGCCCACATACCTGCCGTTGTCTTACCAGCAGCTACAGAGCTTCCTGCTACCTGTCCATTAACAGCCTTGAGGATGATTGCCTGAGCACCAGCCATGTTGCCCTTGGCTTGCATGGTCTTGATTTGTTCCTTCTCTTGGTCAGTGAATGAAACACCAACCTTGGAGAGTGCAGTCATACCCTTTGTAGGGTTGTCCAGTGCCTTACCCATCATGTTAGAAGCACCAGCCATATTGGCACCTTCAAGAGAACCCTTGTTAAGCCATACAGCTAGGTCAGCAGCACTCTTGGTTGCCTTATCAAAGTTCGTGCCCTTAATGTTCTTGAAGGTTAGAAGTACGTTCTGTCCTTCTGTGACAGTCTCAGCTTCCATACCCGTTAGCTTTTCGAACTTGTCAGCGTATGCAGATACCTGTCCAGCACTCCTACCAGCAGCACCACCAGTTGCCTTGATAACAGCCGCTGTGTTGGCTCCTAGACGCTCTGTACGCATCATGTCCTTGACAGTGCTACCTGCCCATAGACCAATGCCAGCAGCTAGAGCTGCACCACCAACCATTAGACCCTTAGTCATGGAACCAAGAGCGCTCATGCCTTGCTTGAACTTCTTAGTGTCTGCAAGTACAGAGACGGTAATTGTCTGTCCAGCCATCTTGGCTCCTTCCTTGATTAGTCCCTACCCTGTGAACGAGAAACACAGGGTAGGAAGTCTTGTTACTTCTTGTGTGCCTTATTGTAGGCAACCACAATCTCGTTTCGTTGGTTCTGGGTTAAGTCCCAATACTCTGTAGGTGACATTCCAATGATTGCCACGAACGTAGCTAGGTCTTTGTCCCTAGAGTCACTTGCTTTTCGAAGACTCCTGTACGGCAGTCTGGAAATCCACAACGATAGTGCTTAGCTCCTCAGCTTCCATGTCTAGAACGTCTGTGAACTTGAGCTTGTTGTCTTCCCTGCGCATAATCACGTAAGCCATGCCTGCAAGCTGCATAGCCTTAGGCTCATCTTCGTCTTCCCACTTGCCAGCGGAAATACCGCTTAGCTCTTCAACCTTGGCAATCTCGCCAATAGTTAGATTCTTCATTTCTCGTTTCCTTACTTTAGGTCATTCTTCTTGAGGATGTCCCCAATACCATCGTTCAGAGCATTGAAGATAGAGTTTTGCTCACTCTGCAATGCTTGTGTGATGAATGGTTGTGCCTCGATGTTGTGCTGAGGCCATCCGTAATGGATGACTCCTGCATACGGTGCCCTTGCTCCACCAGCACGCACAACGGCTTTTGTCTTTCCTCTACCAGCCCTGACAGTCCCTGCAAGAGTTCCTGTGATGCTTGGAGGTGTAGAAGCCCTAACTACAATCATGCCGATAGCGTGCATGAGGTCTTTCATATCTTCTGAGTCAGCACCAGCCTTGGAGAGAGCACGCATTGATTGGCCTAAACCTTCAATGCGTACCCTTGAGTCTCCACTGCCAATGTTGATTGCGTCAGCCATTATCAGGCAGTTACCTTAGTAACTTCTCCAATAACCTTCCATTCGAAATCAAATTCGAATACGTCTTCACCAGCGTCTCCACCAATGGCAGGCTTAACACCAATCTTGACTGTTCCCTCATAGTGAGGTTCCAATACAGATGGAGTTGCGTTGCCGTGTAGTGCGACTGTGAAAGGTACCTCTGTACCTGTTGAGTCCCAAACCATTGTCCAGAAGCTAGAAGCGTCTGTGTCCTGTGCAGCAGAGCCAGTCATGGTCCATTCATAGGAACCACCAGCAGCAGCGTCAGCAAAGGTAACAAACTTGCTGTCAGAAGCAGCCTGCTCAAGCTTTAGGGACTTCACATGGTCTGTGTAAGCTTCGCCATCAAACTCAATGGTTAGCTTGTTGCCCTTGATTCGTGCCATGTCTTAAATCCTTACGTTGTTGTAAATCTTGAGGTCAACTGCAACATACGTAGCGTTGTTGGCAGCCAAGGCATAAGGCTTGGACACCTCTTCAACGCTGTACTTGCTATTAACCAAAGCCACAATGGAATCCTCTAGAAGGTCGTAGAGCTTTTCCGTGCTCACGTCATTAGCTCCTGTAGGAGTTACTAGAGTGATGTCCCATCGTGACTTGAACTCACCAAATGAGCCTCCTTGTGAGAGGAATGGTGAACCTGCTTGCACTACTGCCAAAGGTGGAGTGATGCGTTCAGGGAGGTATGGGAATGCAGTAAGTCCTGCATCCTTAAGTACCGTTGCAATAGCCGTGCTGACTGTCATGAGTTCGCTCATGCAATACCCCATCCGACATAACGTCTTAGGAGAGGGTATGCACCAACCATTGGGTCTCTAGCAATGCGGATTGCACTACCGTCCAAGGTTGTGAACTGTGCCACACCATTAGGAGCACTCCTACGGTGGAAGAGTTCAGAGCCAACTTCTGTAGTTGCTCGAATGAGGATTGCGTCAGGCACAGCATGAATACCTACGTAGATTGTGATTAGCTCAAGTGCCTCAGCCCAGCAGGCTTGAACAAATGTGTCGTCACCATCACCAGCAGAAACATAGGTCTTCAAGCCAACCCAGCCATCAATTAGCTCTGGGTTGTAACTTGCTAGTGCCTCTGCTAGCTCTGCGTAGGTAATCATTGCTGTACCGTCAAATCACGCAACAGGCTTAACAGGAACAACAGCAGAAGGCATCTCATCTGCAACAGCAGCGTATGTATATACAGAGAAGTCCTTGCTCAAGTTGATGATGTTCTCATCCTGCAAGCGCACGATTGGGCTTGTGTAGAAGCGAATAGCGTTGGAGTTAACGAACGCAGATTCGTTAGCAGCAAGACCAGCATCTAGAACAACCTTGACATTGGCGATGTTTCCACCAAGACCCTTAACGTCGATAGAACCAACGTTGTTAGAGCCATTGCCAGCAACTAGCATGACTGGACGACCGTCTGCACCCTGCAACTTGGCAAGGGTCTTGAAGGAAGCCTTGTCAGCAACTAGGCAATCCATTGGAAGGCCAAGAGCATCAAACTTCACAGCAGCTTCAATGATTGCGTCAAGCCAACCGTTGTAACCAGCAGCAGCAGAAACGTCTACCTTGTTAAGGGCAACGAGCTGAGCAGCATGGAGAGCCTTGTAGTCTGCACGAAGCACACCATTAAGAACCTGACCAACCTTGATGGCCTGTGCACGAAGGCTAAAGTCAAGGATGTTCGTAGCTGAACGCTCGATTTCCTGACGTGTTAGCTGTGTGTATCCACCATAGGTAGCAATAGCAGCAGTCTTGGTCTCAACCTGAATCTTACCGAAAGTAAGGTCATCACCTTCCGCAGCCTGCTTTGCAAAAGCAGAAGTGTCAGACTTTAGCTGACCATACTCAATGAAGTTACCCTCATTTGGAAGACTTGCAGAACCGAATACTCCACGGAGTACGGATGCACCTTCAACTAGACGGGTAAGGTCTCCTACCCATGCGTTCTTGACAATAGCGTCAGCAGAGGTTCCACCAGTGTATGCGCGTTCCTCACCAGCTACGATTGCCTTTAGGACAGTACCGGCAGAACGAGTGTCTACAACTGGTGCTGCTTCAACAATAGAGAGAGTAGATACCTTGCGCTCTAGAGCTTCAACGGACTCTCTCATTTCTTCGATTGCAACGTTATCCACGTCAATCTCCTTGTTTTCAATTGGAGCTACGTC